GTTTCCCAGTCACGATCTTAGAGGCCAGATCATCTAATATAAATTCCTTAAACAATAGCGAAAAAACATCCATCTTAATACTGGTTGACATGTTCATCATCATTAAAATGTTTTCTGGATTAAAGAACTCCTCTTTCTCTGCATCCGTCATTTTTATATCTTCTTTCTTTTTATCACCAGAGGATTGCTTGTCGCCCATGGCCTGGAAAAACATTTGCTTCATCGTTGCACATCGGGCCATCTGTTTGCCGCTCGGACAAATAAGCTTAATGAATTGAGCATCGACTTGCTCGCCGGAATCTTCTGGTTTGTATTTAAAAGGGGCGGCCAAAGGCACATCTTTTTCAGATATAATTTCTTGCATTTCTTTCTTTCCTTATGTTGGTTTTAAATTTTTATATTAAACAGCGGCGTCTGATTTGAATTCAACCTCGATAACCGTTTCAGATCCAAGTGGAACTTCATAATCGTTTAAGATGCCAGCGTTTTGAAAGGATCTTTCCAAAGTATCGCCATCAGCGGTTTTCGAAGCAATTTCAACAACATTTTGATTTCGGTTGCTCTTCCAGGCTCTAACCAATTTAATATTGTCAGAAGTGTTATAAACCTGAAATTTAACCATTGAAAAATTTGTTTCAACGTCTTCAGAATAAATTTGCTCAACTTCGCCACCGCCAGTTGATGCCGCTCTTGTTTTTTGCTCACCTTTACCTTCAGTGAAAACAACTGAATTTGGAACAATTGAAACTGGCTCATCGTTAACGATTACGCCTGGGGCTGATTGTACACTTGGCATAGTATTGGCCTCTTAATTATACGATTAAATTATCCAGTTGTGCTGAATGCGATTTGCATGGTTGCGATGATTACTCTCAATTGAGTAACAATTGGAACTTTCATGGTGATGGTGACTTTTCCTTGAGATAAATCAAGAGTGACAGTTCTATTATCTTTAAAGAATTGAAGAGCCTCTTCACCTTTTTGGAGCAAAACATAATTAGGGCCAGAAAGAATTTTATATAATCCATCTAAGAATGTAGCAATGGATTCGCGATTGGCCATGTTTCTTCCGCGAACCAGATCGCCATTGGTTAATCTTGATTGGGAAAATCTTTTCTTCATGTTGTTGGTGAAAAATTCACGGCAATTTGAAGAGGTATCCACATAGTTAGCAAAAGTGAAACTGATATCTGGATTTCCAGCATTATCGGTTTTATAAGTTGTTACCATGGACCCAAGAATTGAAGTGTTTCTTTCTGAGTTATTACCGATAACTGAAATACCAGCGTCTCTTAATTGCTTAACCTGACTTTTGGTAAATCCTTTGTTTACATCGATAATGGGTAATCGACTCATTGGCGTGTTGTGATAAGGCAATGAAGCAATTGCTGGGCCTCCAAAGCTATCAAGAGCGCCATTGCTTGAATCGACAATATCAGCAATGTTGGCATCTACTGTCAGCCTCAAAGATCGAACAGCGGCTGTTTGAGCCGCTTTGCTGTAAGGGATCTCAAGCTGGGCTGGGCCTTTGAAATCATCATCGTCAACACTTGCATCGCCAACTGTAATAAGACTTTGTGAATTAAGAGTTCCGCCTAAAGAAAGAAGATTAGCCAGAGTATCTGTTTGGCTGTTTATTCCGATACCGTCCAAGACATCATCATCAACATTAAAGCGATCATCAAGCCATGCTCTAAGCTCAGTTGTGTCAGCATAAGGCCAAATTACTGTTTGATATCTTTCATCACCAGCTGGATCAAAAACATCGGTCAAAGTAGGATCGCCAGCACCGCCAGCCATTGCAGTCAAAGTGAATGCAACGCCAGCAACGAGCCCAGAAACTTTCAGGCCGATTCCATTACCGACTGTTCCAGCATTGTCACATTCTAAAGTGACTGTTCCAGAAGCGTTGGTGGCTGTCACTGGGCAATTCAGATTTGCATTGACTTCATCTTCAAGAGCTTGGCCAATGTCATCAGCGCTATCGGTTTCTGAAATGATGATTTCAAAAGTGAAATTCCTTTCAGAGCCAATGACCACTTCCATTGTTCCATCTTCAGTGGCCGGACCAGTAAAGGCAATGCTGCCAGCTGCATTAACGCCGCCGCCATCATCATCCAGGCAGATTGCATCAAGGCTGCTAACATCATTAATTTTTCGATAATCTCGAATCGCACCGGCTATTTGAGAATTAGGCCCAAATAAGTTATCCCAAGTATTATCATTCTGAATGTTTTCGACTAATTCACCAGCATCTTGAGAGCCAGCGGCAACTTTTTGACCGATCACAAGTGTTTTATGTGCGCTATTTGCGACACGCTGATTGGCACCAATAATATTAGTGGTTACTTCTGGGGCGCTGATCTCAGTCATTTAAGATTCCTCCGATTGGGATTTTGCATTCTTGCCGGTTTTCTTTTTCTTTGTTTCTTTTTGTGGAGCTTCTTTTTCAGCTTCCTTGATTTCGATAGCTTCACCCATAACAGTCAAACAATTATCCCTGGGAGAGTCTTTAACAAATTGTCGCCAATCTTTATCGATTGGGGTTCCATCCTTATCACAATCGATTTTCAGCTTTGAGCCTTTTTTGCGGCCCATTAAAGCTTGGTTCAATTTAATGGAAAGCTTGAATCTTTTCTTATTCATTTGTTTGACCTATTAAATTTGCATAATTTTCAACAATTGATGGGATAATATTACCTTTATCGTCAGAAGTACAATCGGCTTGTTGGCCATTTACTTCAATTTGAACTGTTTTTGGGTTCTCAGATAGGTCAGGGAATACGTTTTCTATCATGGCTCAATCTCCGTTCCTTCCAAATCAAATGACCCATCAAAGAAGGTTTTTTCATCGTTGCTCATTTGCGAAGCTGTAAAAACAGTGTCAATTTCTAAAATTTCACCATTTGGAACATTAATGTGGCCAACTCTTGGCATCCAGGCGATGCCATTCCAAGAACCATCGTTGCCAGCCGCATCAACCCAAGCTGAAACAGATGAAACAGCGCCACGAAAAAGAATGCCGCGAAACCTTTGGTTTGATGGGTCATATTGAATGAACCATCTGTCATTGACAGCCGCTGTGTATGTGGCTGAAACATTTTCTTGGCCTAATGAAACTGAATCATCTTCTGATTCTGCAATCAAGTCGCCTGAGTCAATTGAAACACTTATTGCGGTTGCTCTTTTGTTGACTGCCTGCAATCCGAATTGATAACCAACGCTAGTAACAAGAGTGGTCAAATTGACACCAACAACAATCATATTTGAATCAGTTTCTTGAGCGTGAAGCCTGGTATGTGTTAAGACCACCATTCCAGAGCCAGAATCATTATCAACTCTTAAGCGCGTATTTGAATTTTGAATTTGTGGGGGCGTTGTTGGCGACTGAGTATAAAAAGTATCGTCTTCAAATTGCGCCACTCTTGTTTCTGGCGCTGTGGTTGAAATTGGATCGTCTTGAATATCATTTGATCCATCAGGATAAACACCAATATATTGGCCTTCTTCACTATTTGTTCTGATTGTCGCTTCATCGCTTCCAGGCGCATTGCTTGATGATTGAATAACATTCAAATCAGTCACAAAAACAGTTGAAGAGCTTGAATTTGGCGGCAATTTAACAGGGTCAAAAATAACTAAGGGCTCGCCATCGAATTTGTAAAAGGCTCTTGCCGTAGGTGTGTCATCGCTGCCAGCAAGAATTTTTGCTGTTCCATTTAAAATAACACCTTGTATATAGTTTGCACCGGCTTCACGGTTTGAAATTATTGCAAGCTCTTGCTGATATTCGCTTGCTGGCAAGATTGAGTTTGACCCGATTGAAAGAGCATTATCAATCGCGTTTATTCCAAATTGTGTTCCGCCTGAAAAAAGAAAATCAATACCCGCCGCCGCATTCAAAAAAGAACCGCCAAACATATCGCCAGAACTGCTTTGAACAAAAACCTCAAAAACATTGTTCAGATAATCGATGGCAGGAAACAAAAGGCCTGTTCCAATAGTGGCAGTTAAACTAGGTGCTGAAGCGCCACCTTTTGTGATAGTTGCCTCGCGAAAATCAACACTAATTGAAGTGTCGCCAATTGCGTTTGCTTGATAGAAACCATTTCCAGCTTTTTGCGCTGTGAACTCACAAAATCTTTTTGCGCCAGATGGAAGGCCATGGGCAAATTCACGATTGCCAACATTCATGTTTCCATTCACAAAATTTGCAGCGCCACCTTCAGAAGCGCCGCCAAAAATATAATATATTGGCAGCCCAGCATTCATTGCGGCTAATAAAGAAGGGCTGTTCAAGGTATACATCACATTGCCTTCAGTATCATACAGATCAATATCGCCGGTTGTTGGATCAAGAGTGATTCCAAAAACAAGAGGCGTGACAGAAGCCAGCGGATTCACAACAACATTGCTGTCAGGCAAATCAAGAACCAGTCCATTGATGAGGTCGCCAGGTATAACGGTATAGCCTGCAAAAGCAGCGCCTGAAAGACCAAAGGCAAGAACTATCGCGCCAGCCAATGCTGTTTGATCTTCAAGCTCAACTTCCATATAAGCTTTTGAATCAATGATATAAGCATTTTTTGTTGTGGCTTGAAGTTGGCCAGCTGAAGCGCCGGTTGAAACGATTGAAAAATCTTGGCCAGCAACTGTGGTGTTTGCGCTTAAAGAAAAAACATTTTCGGTTTCTACTTCAATAGGGCAAAGGCCATCTTCCCCTTCTGGAAAATTGGGATCGTCATCAAGATTGATATTGGCTGATAAAATTGCCACGCTTACTTCATTTCCAACTTTACTTCCGCCACGGTCTGCCACACTTAGCAATCCTCATCTTCTAGAGAAAAAACAGGCTCCATTGTAATCGAAACATCCAAAAATGCCACACTGAAGTCATATCCAACGCTGTCTTCAAATTGAATGTCAGCGGTTGTCTGGAATTGGAACTGATGAACATATTTTGCCGTATCATAGGCAATTGTGCCATGGGTCGAAAAAACAATATTATTTTGGTCTTTAGACGCCAAATAGCTGTCAAACTTCTTACCAATCAAGGACTTGCAGATCATTGGAAAAACATCTTCCATTAAATCTCTGGCAGATGCCCCCGACAATGAATTGCTGGTCGGGACATAAACGTATAAATCCAAAGGAAAAACAACTTGCTGTCTGAAATCGTTAGTTCGACCTAAAACAGCCAAAGCATCACTTTGAGTGTGCCGATCTTTGCTTGCGAAGTTGTCACCAATAGCGACAAACATCCAAAGCTTGTTTTCTTCCTGTTTGGTGTAAGAAGAAAATGACCGATCAAAATTAACCACTCTTCTGATTCTGTGGCTCTTTCTTAAAAGAATCGTTCCGCCAGCTGGGCCTGGAACATCGTCACTGGGCAATTCATAAGTGAAATTATCGGCGTCAATCACACTTGCAACATTAAAAGTCCCATTAAAACCATAGGCGGTTCCATTTACCAAAACCGGATTTCCAGTGGCTGACAATGGCCCTGAATCTTCCATTTTTATTTCAAGATGTGTTCGATTCGGTCGATCAAACAAATCAAATTCACCATTGAATTCGCTTTGTGTCGCGCCTTCAGTCGTTATTTTGATACGGCCTTCAGCTTTAATCTGAACTTCATCTTTGATGATGTCATGATTGGTGACTGTTTCAATGATTCCAATATCACCATTTCTGGTAAAACTGGTAATTGGCAAAAGAGTAGATGCCCCAGTGATTGAAAAAACATTACCGGCTGACAATCCATGACCAACACAATTCACAGTTGCAATGTTTCCAGAAACAGTGATTCCAAGAACTGACAATTCATCACTAAACAAATTTGTCATTTGCGGCAATGTCAATTGAAGCTGTTTTACTGCATCAAGGGCTTTCATAGTTTGCTTGCGATTCCTGATTCAATATAATTTCTGCCATTTCTATAATTTGCTTGCAATGCGTTTCTTAATCCTGGTCTTGGATCATCCTCAAGATAACCGGCATAATCGGCTGAATTACCCCATTCAAGTCGTTCCCACCCTTGAACAAGGAAATCGGCGCTTCTTCTATAATTACCAGTGATGTTTGCCGGTGTCTCTCCCAACGCTGATGCTTGATGTCGAATTATTTTGCGCCCTCTTCTGATTCTATAAATTCGACCTGTTTTATCTTTGGCCAAAACAGCCTGGTTGAAATCTCTTCTTAATTGCTGGCCTAAATTATAAAGCCCTTGGCGAATACCGGCGCGAGTAGCACCATTTAGATTTCTAACATGAGCAAATGCTGTTCTTGTGTCTTGATTAATTTCAAGCATGGGTCGCTTCTTTTGTGTTCAATCCGCGATTGGTACACCTGAGCAATTGAAATTCTTTTCTTCGATCCAGATCTTCAACATCCAGAATATCAAGGCGTTGATCATCAATATCGATCCAATCTTCCTGGGTTACGCCAGCGATGTATCGAATGTAAACATGATCAGTGACATCCACTTCTTGTCCAACACTGTCAAAAATACTTTCACCAGAAACGGTTTGAAGAAGCGCCCAAACATCAGCTTTGGGGGTGAATTCTTCAGTGTAATCAGCCTCACTGTCATTGGGTGCTTGAATAGCTCGCGAACTCAAAGAAACTAAAGTATCAAGATCGCCAACACAAACTTGCCTCTTTTTACGTCTGATTTTTTTACATTCAGGCATTATGAAAATTTTCTCTTAACTTCTTTTTTTAAATCTGACAATAATTCTTTTGGCGATTTATAAAATGGGTTTCCAGCGCGAACACCTACATAATAAAGATTAGAATAAAACCAAATATTTCTTGGCGTTATATTAGCCGCCTCTAATTTCTTTCGAATACACTCTTTGAGATTTTCATCACCAGTTTTATTCGCGCCATTCTTTGAATTGTCTTCATCATGGGGGCGGCAACAATCACAGCCGATGTCAATCTTTTTTCCTTCAATTTCCAAAACATCGGGAACTTTTTTGGCCATCCACTCAAGAAATTTTCGAGTGAACCAATTCTTTGCATTGGCCGGATCTGAACCGCACCAATCTTTTTCTTTAGCCTGGCCATCCTGTAGTGTAGTCATAAGCTTCAACCGCTGAAACCGTTGTTAATGCCAACATAGTATTTTTGTGTAATCTTCTTTGTTTATACATGGCTTTTAGAGTTGCGCCTAGTGTAAGCCTCAGTATTTTGAACTCTGCTAAATTAAAGGAATATTCAACATTATCCAAAGACCACCATTCTGAAACATAAGTGTCAGCTCCATATATTTCTTCATAATCCTTACCCGAAGAAATAATATCGCCAATTGCCCCTCTTGCATGGTCTGTACAGCTAAAATATTTCTCTTCGATCAATGGGCTACCAGAGTAAGGAAGGCCAGCTTCCAAAAGCTCTAATAAATAATCATGTATTTCCTGGCGTTTTTTTGCTTGGGCTTGCCTTAAATAAAACGGATCGTCTTCATGATCATCCATTAAAGTCACTAAAGAAGTAACCGTGGCCGGATTCTCAGAATTGTCATTTGGAAAAATAAAAAGAATTTGATCATGCTCTTCATGATAATGGAAGCCATCACAATCAAGGCCGGATTCTTCAAGCTCTTCTTGAAGAGCCATGCAATTGATCTGGATCGAAAAATGTTCACTGTAAACAAATTCATATTTAAACATTAGATACAAACTCCGTCACAATCGTGGTGTTCCAAAAAGATGATTCAACGCCATTATCGCTTCCAAAGTGAGCAAATCTAACTGGGATTGAATCGCCAGTGGATGCCACTGTGTATTCATAACCTTGGCCAAATACATTTTTCTGAGAAGTTCCACGGCCATCGCCATCATCGCCGCCAGAATCTTTTGGCTCTAATTGATAAGCTTCATCAGACGTTCCTTGAAGAACGCTATCAATTTCAATTTCAATTATCATGTCTTCGCGAGTGTCATCATATGACTGATTCGTTTCAAAATGAATAACGTAATTACCGGCAGGCATATCATCAAAAGAATCGTTAATTTTGTCGCTTGGAGTAGTCGTTGTGTTAACGCTAATTGGCAAACTCGAAAGTCGCCTTGGTTGAACGACAATAGGAACAAAAGCAGAACCAGCGCCAGAAGAATCAGGATCGGTACTTTTGACAGATGCGTAGTAAATGTCTTTATTGGTTGTATCAATGTAAATTTGGCCATCATACCAAGCAACCGTTGTTCCATCAGTTGGAGCGCCAGCCCCTGTTAAAACTCTAAATGCATTCGCGTTAAATCTTCCAATGTTACCATTTGAATCAATAGAAACAATTTCATTGCCGGAATCTGAATTGAGACCAGGCAAATTAGCACCAGCACCATCACCCAAAATATAAAGCGCCGTTGTTGAACCCAAAGTGACGCTTCCATCGCCAGCAACTGTGAAGACCGCCATGTCAGAACCATCAGTGGCGCTGACTGTTACGCCAACCGCTGAATCGACATCGACTTCAGCTTCTTCGCCAAGACCATCTTCAGAAAATACTTTCTTAAGGCCAATACCGTTTATTTCAAATTCATTTCCATTGGAGTCAATTGTTCTATTTGCGCTTAATTGTTGCGTCAATGCCAAAACGGTATCAATGCCACCGCGAATGGTGCTGACCGCAATTCGGCCTTCAATAAGGCCAGTATTGTTGACTAAATACAAATAATCATTATTGGCCGCTGAACCAAGAACCGCTTTATCATTTAAAGTTTGATCAACCATGAATCACCTATGTAATGAAGACTAAATTATCACCACTTAAACAAATGAAATTATTACCGTCTAAAAAAATAAAATTATTGTTCCCTGATGGAGGCGGAACATCAGGATCAACAAGAAGATCCCTTGGTTTCACATCCTGAATCAAGTCTTCATCTGTAACATCACTAATTAAATTAGTATTCGACATATTAAAGAGCGCTTAAAGATAATGCTGGTGTAGTAGCGCCAGTCAAAACAAATTTCAATTGGCCAACTGGGAAAGAAATTCTCTTGGCAACCTGTTCAGTGAATGGATCACCAAAATCTTGAAATGGTAACCCTTCCTGGCTGATTTGTGGCTGAATCGATCCACCATCAAGATTTCCACTTAATTGGATATAAACCGGCCCACCATAGTTTTGAAAAACTTTTGATTCGCCATTTGCTGTTTGACTATTAAAAACTAGCATTTTACCACCCTAATCTGAGTTCTATGATTCTATACATATCATAAAGCGTTTTCGCGCTTGAAGGAAGATTTGAACCATCACAATTGCATTTATCGCAGTCGCCTCGATTCTGATAAGCAAACAAAGCATGAATCATGATGGCGTTTTTAATTTCAGCCGGAACAAAGCTTGAATCCGCTCCATATCCCGCTGTGAATCGGATTCTCACATTTTGATAATCTCTTTTGTCACCTATGTCTGGCCAGCTGGCATCATTAAAAAGGGTGATCTCAGAATAATCGGATTCTTCAACAATGTCATAAATTGAACTGTCAACATCAACCCAATTATCATCTTGATCGCGATATTGAAAGCCATTTGTTGACAATGAATCAAAGGGGGATCTTCTTAATTCAATATAATTGGATCGGCAAATGAACTCATCGCGAAAAGTTTCAAATTCAGTGTCGATAAAAATCCGGCGTGTGTATTGCTGGCCATAAGCAATGGCAGAATCGAGAATGATAGCGATCGTTGCATCATCAGCGGTTGAAGATATCTTGGCATAGGCTTTGAATTCATCAAGAGTGACAGCCCGATTTGTTGGGGGTGTTATCACCTTATAATTGAAAGCTTTCTCTCTTAATAAACCCAGTGAGCCCATATACCAATCACTTTTTGACTTGAGGTTTTACGACTTTCCTTTCCCGACCTTCATTGGTCGGTTTTTGAACTTCAGGTTTCGTACTCATTACTTTTTCTTAGCTTTTTTAGCTGCTGGCTTCTTAGCTGCTTTTTTAGCTGCTTTTTTAGTAGCTGCTTTCTTGGCGGTTTTCTTAGCCTCTGCTTTTTTAGCAGGCTTTTCAGCTTCGCTGCTTTCAATTCTTTTTGCTTTCCTGGCATCAACCAAATCTTGAGCCTTTTGGCCAGAATATTCTTGACCGGCTTCTAGTCGAACACGTTTATTAACGTAACGGCCATCTTGAAAAACTTTTTCGATCACTTCAGTATTTTGAGTAATTTTAACTTTCATCTTTTCTTAATCTCCTTTGAGTTTACAAAAATAAATCAGCGGCAATGACAAAATAATATCATCATCGCCGCTGACCTACGGCTGAAGGTATTAGCTTAGTGGAGCGCTTCTTGGACATCTTCGAAGAGCAAGAACAGAAATATCAGATCCAGTTGTGATGGTTGCGCCATTCACAATACATCTGACAAATTGCTTTTTGCCCACATATCCAATATGCGAAACAGCATTATCAGCTGAAATCGCTGTGTTGTCTCCAAGGATATCATCGGGATCATCAACCGCTTCCCAAATAGCATCATCATCTGAATGCTCAAGGCCAGCAAAGCTGAAATCGCCATCAGTATAATTTCCAGTTGAAAGAACAAACTCAAGCGCTTCAAAATCACCAGCAGCGCCATTCATATCGATTGAGTTTCCAGTTACGTCACCATCAGCGGCTAGCGTTTGAAGGTTCAAAGCGACTAATGCAGATAGCTTAAAATTAATGTCAAACATTGACATAATATTTTCCTCTTAATTAAAAATTTTAGTTTTGGGGCGATTTTGAAGCCGCCCCAGTTTATCTATTGTTTAATTTGCTACCTAACTATTAAGAAGTACCAACTTCCAAAAGTTTAATCGCTTCTTGCAATACTACCTGGCCGCCCACTCTTCGAATGAAGACCCAGCTCACTTTTCCTTCCCGAGCCAGAGTAAATTCATCACGGATAACGCTCATTGCTGAATGATCAACAATTCGATAGCCGCGCATAAAATCACCATAAGCAATTGGCAATTTGCCAGCCGCCACATCATCCATGTCAGGCATTTCAACATACGGGTCGCCATTTAAAGTGTTTGGGTTTCCAGCATCCAAACCAGGCTGCCATAAATATCGGCCTTCATCATCTTTAAGCAAACGAGTTCTGGCAATCGTTCGACGGTTCAGAAGATATCGAGCGTTATAACCAGTTTTTAACTCGCCAGCCATGACGATGATGCTGTCAGCTGTTAAATTAGATGCATTTTCAGTTTTCACTCTTTGGATGCCAGTGTCATTGGTGAATCCTTTTGGCTTTTTAACACCATCACCATTAACAAAAGCAGCGCCTTCCAATTGAGCGAAGTCTTCACCAGCATCTTGAGTGATTTCCTGAACAACATTCGCCCAGCTGTCTTGAATCATCTCAGTGGTTGCAATTACTTCAACCATAAGTTTGTTCACTGGAATTTCTTCTTCACCATATTGAGAAGAATCAGAAGGTGCGATTTTACGCTCTCCGACCCAACCGCCATTCAACAATTTGATTCGCTTGTTGATGATTACTGATTTACTGGAGGTGTTCATCACTCGCGCAACTTGACGCATTCCAGAAATTTCAGTGATCGGCTTGATGATTTCCATTGCTACTTCAGGAATAACCAAAACGCCGCCATCAGCAGATGCATCAGTGCGAAGCAATTTAACTTGTTCGCTGTCCATCATAGTTTTGAATTGGTCAGTGGTAATGCCATTATCGTTATGCTTCGATTCGCCGAATCTAAGCATTTGCTTGCAGATTTTCGCTGCTTCAGATTCTTCTTCAGTGTCGATTCCTTTCTTTTTAAGACGGAACATTTTCTTTTCCATCTCTTCAAGCTTTTCGTCAAGCTCCTTCTTGTCAACTTCTTGTTGTTCGAATTTCTTGGCAAATTCCTGATTCTTGGTTTCCATTGATTCAAGGGCTTCAGTCGCCTTGTTGAATTTTTCCTGGTCAAAGCTTCCAGCTTTCTTTTCCAGCTCATCATGAGCTTCGCGAAGTGCTTTCACAGCTTCAGATTGCTTTTGGCCTAATTCTTTGATTTCTTTTACATCATCTGACGTGATTATATTTTCTTCTGGCATAGCGATACCTTTTAAAATGGTTATGGGTTAATGAAAATAATTACAGCCGCCAAGCATCAACAACGCTTGCAGCTTCTTTCTTCTCGGATTCACTCCGAGTATCTTCATCCCCAGACTCGCTCTGGCTCTTGAAAACGGTTGTTAAAATATATTCGCGGGCTTGCTTTGTGAAGACGCCGCTTGATTTGAAAAACTCTCGAAGATCCTTTTTGGATTTTAAATTGATCACATCTTCAAGATTAAATTTGCTAACTGGCTCACCATCCTGATTTTTAAAGCCGCTGACACCAGCTTGAGGATTGGCGGGAAAAGTAACTAGGGAAACTTCCAAAAGATCGATCTCTTTCAATCGTCTTAATCTGCCATCCATTTCAGAATCGACAATATTGAATCCAATCGACATTTTGCGAATAGATCCGATTTTCATTTGAGGAATGACGCGACCTGAAACCAGTGTGTCAGCCTTGGGTAATTTTACCCTGATGAAAAGCCCTTGATCAGTTTCCCTGATTTCCATTGGCATACCAATGGGCTCAGATGATCGATGCTGCCAAAGAATGACCGGCATTTTTTCAGCAATGGATTTTAGGAAAGCTCCCTTTTCAACAATGTCATCAACAAGATCAATATTGCCAAAGGTAGACGCTAGACCCTCAAAGAAGAAGAAGTCGGGATCTTCACTATCACCAAAGTGTTTGACTTCAAAGCCAAATTCAAGCCGATTCTTTACGACTTGAGAAGCATCCTTTGTAATTAGACTGTTCATTGCTTGATACATTGATCGACCTCGATTTTTTGAATATTAACCATTCAAACACAAAAAGTAAAATTAAGCGTCTTCTTCGCTCTCGTTCAAGATATCAATAATATCTTGAATTTCGTAATCGTTAAGGTTTACCCTGTCTGATTCAGGAGGAATAACAAGGTAATCTTTCTCATTCATCGTAATCAACCTCTATGACTTTTCCGCTTATTTTTCCGTTTGAATCTTTTAAAAGGCGCACATCTTTAACATTATAATTTCCACCAGACTTCAGCAAAAACTCTCTTTCCCCAGTGTTGCCTATTGATAACGCTTCCATGTTTAAAGCTGACTGGCCTTTTTTTACATTTATTTTGAAAACAACACTCTGCCCTTGTGTTGCTGTCAAATATTCACCTTTTGATGTCCTAACAAGACCAGACCATGAAACGCCAGATCCAGCATCTGTGGCTGTTGATTGTGGCGTTTTTATCGGTATCTTTTTCCCAATAAGCTGCTCAGCGTTATCAAACAATTCTGGACTTTTTACCCCTCTAAATAAAACCCCATCTGATTGGACTTTACTTTTTGATATTGCGCTATTTATTGACGATTCCATTCTTTCTGCATTTGAAACTTCTCTAGGTGAAAACGCAGATTTATTTCTCAAAACATTGTTGGATTCAAAGAAGCCGCTACCCTTGTAATACTCGATATAAGCATCTTCATCCCCTGTAAGCTTAATTTTTTTCTTGCTCAAAGTTGGAGGTCTGTCGCCAACATTGATTTTTTGCTCTCGGACAGTGACTGCATTTTGAGACTGGGATATTGTCTTGATAGGTTTTTTAGGTATTGCTAATTTAACTGATTCAATTGCTTCTGGTGCTTTTTCAACTGGTACTGTTGGTTTTTCAAAAACGGTTGGAGGAGTTGGCTTATTAACCGATTGAACTGAAGCAAAAGGCTTTCTATCTGGTCGATCATCTAGGCCAACAATACCTTCAACCGTTGGGTTTGGTGCACCTGTTTGCGGCTTTATTCTGGTATCTACCGATTCAACTAAAGGCTCATCATTAACCACATAAGAAGCAATACACCGGCAATTAATAATGTTTCCAACACTAGCGCCTCTCGATTCATCGCCAGGAAACATCAACTCTTCGCCATCAACTTCAAAGACTTCATCAATCGAGACTCTCTGGCCATCAGCGAAAACATGGGCGCTTCTTGTTCTAGAATCCAAAACGGCAACCCATTCTTTTGACATGACTTCAGATGGGGTCGTGTTTGCGCTTTGCGCGGCTGTTTCAGCAACTCTTTCAGCTTCTATTTCTTTTGATCCTTCAGAAGCAGTCTGGGTTTCTGTCACTGCGATGGTTTGGGGGCGGCTTCTTGTTTTCCTGTTAAACTCTTTCTGAGAAGAAGCTGCAATCGCTTCGTTGCTTGCAGAAGATGATCCTATGTCAGACCCCAAAGCCAAAAAAAGGCTCGATGCAATGGCGGAATTAACATCATCCTGTGTTGTTTGGATTATTTCATTCGCTCTAAAAGGAACAACGCTATTAATGAACTCAGAAATCGCATTGTCAATTTCATCATCAAGTTGCTTGGCTTCATACACTTTGAATCCGAATGACTTTGATGTGTTAATTTTTTGCCTTAAGCCATTTCCAAAAACTTTTGAAACTCTTCGATAATGCTGGCGAAGGATAACGGCCACTTCATCTTTGAATTGAGAAACATCAAGAACAGCCCCTTTGGCTGAATATATTGATTTCATATCCTTTGAAACGCTGGCAAAGAAAACCGACATTTCACGGCGAAGCCTAGGTTCCATTCTCATTTTCAAAGCCAATTGCCTTGCGGCTGATTCGCTTAATTGATCGGCCATAATTAGAAATAGGTTTCTAAGTAAATTTGAATTTCTTCATCAGTGAATTTTCGATTGCCTTGATCATCCTTCTGTTTTCGAAGAATCTTTTCATATTCACTTTTTTCTCTGGACTTAGCGCCAGCATCTGTGAAATCAGATCCAACTGGAATCAGGTTCGCCGGTTGCAACACTTCATCGCCGCCTTCAGGAAGATCAGCATCACCAAGCAATCGGCGCATTTCGTTGATTGTGTTAACCGAAATAATTTTTCTGACTTTGATGTTTTCTGTTCGCCTGGTTTCAAGCGCTGGGATTTTGGCCGCATTATAAGTGATGATCAGATTTTCAGAATTCTTATATCTTGGCATCAACATCTGAGTTAATTCACCATAAAGGCGATTCACCAAAGGAATGACCGCATCGTCATAAAGCCCAAGCTTGGCGACTTTCAAATTGTCCAGGGTCATTGTTTTGGATGAAACCAGGGCCAATGGAATATCAAGCCGGATAAAAATCATTTCAGTCACAAACTCTTTTAACTTCAAAAAATCCATATCACGATTGTTCATCATCACATCAGCATATTGAACGCCCTTTTCGCCGCCCCCTTCAAGCAATAATGGGCGACCAGCATTTGATGAGCCTGAAAACCAATTGTCGATTTGTTCTTTTAATTTATCAAACTGATCTGGGCTTAAGGGTTCAGCTGAACTGAAAACACCTGATGGCCTAGCACCTCTGGAAAGGATCGATAAATTGTGAGCGCTGGATTCAATATATTGCTCAATTTCAGCCATGATGCTTTGAAGCTTTGATGACCCTCTGAATTGATTGCTTCTTTGCCTGGCATTGAATCTGGCCACTTGCCATGCTTCAGCGTCATTATCTCGATTGTAATATCTGAACCGGCCACCAAAAGTATTTTCTGCTTTGCTGTAAAGATTTTGATCGACAATGTCATTGATAAGAATTGAACCAAGAAAACCATCATCGCTATCAGGCTGAAGAGAAGTGACTGATGCACTATCAAGAAATAATTCCAATGGCGGTTTGTTGACTGGGCCAGTCGCGCTCAAATAAACTTCGCCGTTCAATAAATACCAGGCCGCATACTTCATCATAAAACTTTCAGTTGATGCGGTCGGATTTGGATTTTGCAAAAGCTCAAGGACATCGTGATCTTGAATTTCTTCGCCGGTTTTCTTGTCTTTTACGACTGGTTCAATTTCAGAGAAGGGCTCGGCAATTTTATCAATGGCGGCTGACACTGGTGAAGCGGCGTTATAATATCGAATGGCCATTTCGGCTTGGAGATTGCCAAATCCTTGAGAACCAAGAAAATCATAAAAGCCAGCAAGCGGATTGGATCGAATAGGTTTCGATTGACCTTTAGTGACCAGAGACTTTGGAATCATATTAAATGGCCGAGATTACTGCGATTAAAATAACATAGCAAGTTGATAAACTAATGCTGACATAATCAGCAATGTTCAATATCGGTTGGATCTTGTTCTTGTTCTGGAAAAATTCTTGAAAGCTCATGTTCACAAGTTTCAATTCTGAGATGTGAATGATGGCCAGGACCACAAACAATGAAAAGATCCAATCTGGCAACATTCCTAATACTAAACCACTTAATGTGAACAGGAAAAGAAAAATCACCCTTGTCAAGATCATATTGGTGAAATTTTTGACTAAGGGAGCGATTATTTCCTGATTCATCGTTGATTCCTACAATTGGCGAGCGGTTGCTGGTGATTTTACCTTCAGCAAGAGGAAAGTCAAAGCCCAGACCAAAGCATCAAGCCGATCTGGTGATTTTTTCGACTTGGATGGCACATATTCTGTGAGCTGTGAGTCTAATTCAATGAATATATCTTCATGGGCAATTTTCCCTAATTCATACAATTCTTGAACAGGCTCAGCCCTGGCAAACTTGCCTTTTGATGCCCAGACCAGTTTCACTGGAACAAGCTTATCAATTGCCTTGATGGCATCCTTGACCAGCTCGCCCCCATTATTTTTTTCAGCAACAATGTAATTGGCACCATAATCGTGATAGGCATTCACAGCGGTTTGAGCCCATTCTTTGGTAGTCATCGTTCCTGACAAATCAGCAAACACAATGCCATTGTCGAAAGCATCCTTGCCAGCAACAACAATTCCACATTCATCTGAATCAGGGTCATTACTGACAGTCGGGTCAATGGCAACAACTGTTTGAATAGGTTCTGAATGCTCCTTGCAGCGGGCATCATTGATTTGCTCATCCTTCCAAAGAGCGCCTTCAACATCTGAAAGATAAAGGCCATCTCTGAATCTTTTTCTTTTCTTCTCTGGCAATGCATCTAATGTTTTGAAATAAGCTTCTGGCAAATTATCGCGATTATCATCTGGATTCATCACCAGATATCCGCAATTCAATTTTGATTTTTCTCCCTTGGTGCCTGGAACAATCCCTTCAACAAATTCTTTGTATGTCCAGTGTGATTTTCCACATGGATTCAAGTCATAGTAAAAGCGTAGTTTTAAGCCACTGTTTTCTGCCAGTCGAGTGCGTAAAGTTGTTATGGCGTCATAGCTTAGTTGGCTACACTCATTCGCCATGATGGTTGAATACTCATTGCCCAGGATCTTTTCAACTCTTTCCTTGTCATCAATCCCGCCAAACCAGATCTGGCTCCAGGTGCCTTGTGAATTTCGAATGGAAACAAACCAATCTGATTTATTTAATTTCCAGTCAACGCCTTCCTTCATTTGTGGAAAGCATATTTTCATCACCTTTGGGAATGTGTCGTAAATGATCGACGTTTTGACATGGTTGAATCGGAATCGAACAACCAAGTGTCTGGATTCAACCTTTACCGCCCTGATGACGATGTTTCTTAAACCAATAAATGTTTTGCCAGCTCTTGAACCGCCAAATAAGAGTGCGTGCTCATGATGGTTTAAAACATCGCAAGCCTGGCATTGTTTTTCGGTTTTTCTGAATTTGGCCGGTTTCTTTGGCCCGAGATCAGCTTCTTGCCTGATTGCCCTTGCAGCGCTACCGCTCATTAAGCATCTTCATCCTGTTCATCGACAAGGATTTTGACAGCGCCTGAAACTTCCAGGTCTGTTTTGGTTTTCTCAATATAATCGTGATGAGCGCTCAAGATCATCTTCACAAGGCCGCTATTGTATTCGCCAGACATACCACCATTCACAAGCAAATTCGACTGTACGGCTTGAGCAAACTCTAGGGCGTGCGAAAAATCAGGGTATTTTAAATTGCCATCATCGTCTTGGTATGCCGCCCATTTGTAAACAGTGTTTTTTGAAAGCCCTGCATGAACTGCAAACCCTTCAATTGTGGGTATCCTAAAACCTTTTTTAGTGACTATAACTTTTCCACCTGGTGTGACATGTTCGCCACGCGCTTCCAAATAATCTCTGATGTCAAAAAAATCAACTAACTCTTGAGCGTATCTGGAATGGTACTTTGGCGGCCTCCCCATTCTCTTTTTGAATTGGGGATTTACTATAGGTGGATTTTTATGATCAATATCAGCAAATCTTGGTGAGTCGCCAAATTCCTCTTCATGTTCTTGATCAATGGATTCAGTCACAATTTGTTCCTTTAGTTAGTTATTTCACCTTAATTCTACCCATCACCCCCAAAATTAGCAATTTAGACGATTTCTAGCATATTTAGACAGTCTAAAATTACCAGTTTTTGTCATTAATCACTATTATTGTTATCTCACGCCAAATTTACATCAAATAGTTTTAAATTTCTACTACGATACTAGGATATGAAATATCGTAGTAATATCGTAGTAACCAGTAAACACGCGGGCTGCAAGGAAATACTACGATATATCGCAAAAACAAACTCTCTCAGCCTCACACTCACCCCACCGGATCGTGACTGGGAAAC